GAGTACTTAGCAGCGTTGTCGTAAGAGTCAGTCCAGTGAGTCATGTCACGAGTCTGTTTGTCAAGGGCCAATTCGTTTGCTTCACGAATGTCAGTGCCACGGTAGAATTTAAACATGGTAGTCTCCTTTGATGTTTCTTCATTATAGAGGGCTGTTTTTCCCCACTTTCTTAGGGTAAAAATACTTCCAGTTTCGGTAAAAAAGGCCACCCCCGAAGGGATGACCAGTTAGTTTTTTATTATACTCTTAACGAGCGCCTTTTTCTTTGTTAGTCATGTTAACACCAGAAGTGATCTGAGGAATCATCCGAACAATCTCTTTACGAGTTTGACGAGACACATCTCCAGAAACATTGATGTTGTACACTTGCTGTTGCTGTGAAGAGTTGAGACCTTGATTGCGTACTGCATTCTTAGAAAGAACAACTTCACCCGGCATAAGCATAGTAGGGACAGAGTCCTTGCCAGCTTGTGACGTAGTAGTGTTAGGTACAGTGCCACCTTGAGAGAACCCAAGGAAGCCACCAAAGGTGCCACCGAAGATTGAGCTAAAGAGACCGCCGCCTCCGCCCATACCACCAAGCGCACCAAGGAGACCACTTCCGCCGCCACCCATACCACCTAGCATACCGCCAAGGCCTTGAAAGATGCCTCCAAGACCTTCGGAAAAGCCAGAGAAGATACCTGAAATAGCACCATTTTCACCGAAGATGCCGCTCATCCAGCCTTCGGCACCCTCGAAGACACCACCAATACCAGAGACAGCTTCTTCACCATCTAATTTTATAGTTGGTTCTTTGTCTTTCTTTTTGTCTTTCTTTTTGCCCTTAAATATTGCATTACCAGCTTGTTCGCCTAAGTCGTCACCGCCACTAAATAAATTAGAAAACAGACCATCAAACATCTTCTTAAGCCCAGAGGCTTGCATAAATGCTTCAACAAAGGAGTCAACAACTGTGTCAATAATAGTAGAGCTGATAGTGTCTAGTACACCAAATATACCCTCTTTTAAAGACATAGTGCCTTTTAAAACACCTGAGAAGCTTTCCTTTATAGACGAAGTGACAGCGGCAGTGCTTTGTTCGGCATCTGTCGTAATACCTTCTAATACTCGTTGTTGATTCAATATCTCGTCGGTAATCTTCTTACGAGTATCAAAGTCAGTAAACAAAGTTTCGTTTAAGTCATCTTGAAGACTTGAAATACGCATCAAAGAATTAAGAGATGCCGCAGATGTAGCTTGGCTAGGGTCAATGCCTAGACCTTCAAGCCCAATGTTAGCTTGACCAACAGTACCGGAAGTAAAGATACTTGCGATTGCTTCGCGCTGTTTTTCAATGATTGCCAAAGAATCCGTGCGTGATTTGTTGTCACCAAGAGAGGCTTTTTTGATACGTTCTTGCGCAGCTTTAATAGCCTTCAGTGGTGCTTGCAGGCTGTTGATTGCGTCTCCGGCAAGTCCAGCAGCTTGTTCAATATCAATAGAGAAGCCAGAGTCGTTAAGACCGCCAACAAACTTTTCAAACATTGTTTCATTGTTGCCCTTACTAGTACGAGCCGCGCCTTTGAAGGCATCATTAAGCAGGCCTTGTACTTCTGCAATCTTTGCTGCGATTTCTTCGCCGCTAAGACCTATGCTCTCTGCTGTGTCATTATTTACAGAAGCTTCACGCAATACCAGCATAGCCGCTGCGAGTTGTGCAACGTTCTGGGCTGTATGAGGGCCAAGCTCAAACAACTTGTCCATGTCAAGGTTCTTAATTGTTGAGAATCCTGCACCAATGTTCAACAGTCCGCTTACTTCACTCTGCTCAACATTTAATTGGTCCATCAAGGAGCCAATGTCAGTAATAGTGAGCTTGACATCTCTAAGCCCTTTTACGGCATCAGAAAGTTCTTGCTGAGAAAACAAAGAAGATTCTTGTTGACTAAGATTTTCTTGTCCATTAATAACCCTCTGATACTCTTTGGCCTGTTCTATTAGCCCCTGAATTCTTCCGGATTGGTTTTCAAAACTAAGTGCAAGGAAGTCCTCATCAAGGGGAATAGGCCCAAGTATTTCATATTTTGGCGAACCTTCGGGTAAATCAAAACTAGAGTTTTTAACTCCATCTTCAATACCCTGAGAGATAATATTAGACATAGTAGTGTCTATACCAATCTTCTCTAAAGCAGTAGCAAACTTAGAAGCAGGGAGAGAATCTACAGCAGAAAGCATAGCTTCTGTAGTTGCATCTCCAAGAGCCTTTTTCAAATCCAGCAATGCCCCTAAAGCAAATTGTACTTGTAAATCAGCTATTACTGCTTCACCACGGGTTCCAGCTGCTGCTCTCTTTTCTTGAGCTTTTTGTAGCTGCCCTTCGGTAATCATAACCTTTTGTTGAGCTTCAGCAAGATTTCTAGCTTCACTTCTTGTCACTTTTGACAGGATAGTGAGGTTATCATTAAAGCCGTTTGCAGAGAGAGCCAACGTTGATAACGAGTTTACTAGGTCGGTAGTGCGCCTAAATATTTCGTTATTTTGATTACCAAGAGTGTCTTCTAAAGCTTTTCTATCCTCATCTTGACTACGTTTGCTACCTCCTGACTTTTGCGATGCCAAGAAGGCAAAGAGAGCATTAACAAGCTGAGGGTCCACGCCAGGGCCAAACTCCGTTATATTCCCATCTTTATCTGTGTTTAAAGTTGATGATATAGCGTTAACAGCGTCTTCGAATAGATTCTTATCGTCATCGCTAAGCTTAAACGTATGAAGGTCTACAAGTAAACCTAAACCGGGAATTGCAATATCTAGAGTGTTTTTTACAACTCTCTCTAAGACACCGTCAGTAGCCTTCTCAATACCAGTAGACAAAACATTTTCAAGAATTTTAACAGTTGCAAAGTCTTCTGAACCGAACCCTTCACTTGCAAGACCTTCGACAAGAGTCTTAATCTCAGTGTCTCTCGCAGTAGCTTCTGTTTTATCGGCTGCAGGTGAAACAAGGTTATCAAAAACACGACGGAGCAAGCCGCGCAGGTCTGCTTCAACAACGTCCGTGAATACACCTACGGCTACGTCCTGATTGTCTCCGTCTTTGTTGTCAGATTTCCTATTACCCTCTATGATAGCTTCAGTGGCACGGTTTTGTGCATCAACAAGCTTCTGTTGGGTTTTAGAAGAAGTCACACCAAATTGACGACGTTCTGTGTTAGCCTTGTCACTTAGCTTTTCAAGTTGATTTAAGCTATCAGAAACTTCAAACGCTTGAGAATCGTTAAGATTTGAGAAAGAAATCTCTTCTAAAGTTTTCACTAGCTTATCGCTGAGATTTCCCCTAGACCCTAGCTTACGTCCAGTAGCTTGAGCTGATTCACCAGAGGCAACAGTGTTGTCATTTGTTAAATTAAAGAATCGAGCAACTTTACCCATAGTCTTTTTGACTTTAGCTAAGAAAGTTTCTTCTACACCAAAGATAGCAAGATAAGCTACACCACCAATCGCTGCAATAGCTGCAGCAGCCGCAAGGAATGGAGCGGTCATGAGAGAGCCAAGTCCTACAAAAGCAGAAGTAATGGCTGTGCGGATAGCTGTAAAGAGCGCCTTACCAAGAACACGAAGAGACAACTTTTTAAGGACTCTTCCAAGCTTTGAAAACGCACCTTTAAATCCGTCTATTAGCTTTTTGCCCAATACCTTTGGAGCCATTGCAGCACCGATGCCACTGGAGACCCCTGTTGCCGTTGCGGAAAGAGCAGCGGAAGAAACACCACCACCAGCTACGCTAGACGCCATCTGAGCACCTACAGCAAAGCCTTTTGCGCTCTTACCTACACCCTTAAAGAGTCCACCCAGTGCTTTAAGCTTACCGCCCAAGTTAGGAACAAAGAGAGCAAGACTTGCAATAGTACCTGCAACGCTTAAGAAGCCCAATCCAGCACCTTCAGCCGCATCACCTGTACCAGCAAAAGCTGCACCAGCACCAACAACACTCAATACAACAGCCGCCAAGCCAAGCTTAGCGAACTTACCCATCTTAGTGAAAGAAGCGCCAACAAGTGAGTTTGACTTGATGAAGTTTCTAGAGTGTGCTTCGGAAGTTACTTTAGAAGAAATAGAAATGCGGCTCATAGCGGCTGTAGCTTTAACAGAAGCAAGCTTAAATGAACCACCTATCATCGGAACTATCTTGGCAGATTGGACACCGATGAAAGTAGTAAGTCCTTTAAACCGAAGACCCACTTTAGCGAGACCACCTTCTACAAGAACAGCTTGGGCTACAATATTACCAAGAACGCCACCTGCTACAGCAGCAACATCTGCCCCTACAAGGTCTCCAAAGAGAGCTACAGAGCCAGCAGCAAAGGCACCCATAATACCAACATGAGCAACCCTTGCTCTGTTAGCAACGCCTTGTATGGCTTCTCCCGCTGAAGCAGTCTGTCTAACTAAGCTTTTCTTAGCGCCAGCATCTGCAAGAGCAACACTAGACTTCATAATCTTTTGTGATTGAGCGTTCTTTGCTGCAAAGTTCTCACCAAAGAAAATGCTAGACAACATTCCAGCACCGCTCGTTAGTTTAGAACTCCGACCAACAACGCCTGAAATCAATCCACCAAGGCTCTTACGGAAACTTGAACTAAATACGGCAAGGCCCCCTGCACCATACAAAATAGCAGTAAGAATACCACCACCCGGCAAGAAGCTAAGAATTTTAGCTGGAAGCCCAAGTATACTACCCTCTAGCTGGTTAGCAAAAGCTCTGCCAGCTGCGCCAAGACCTTCAACTAGTCCGTTTAGAAGTACAGGTATTGCGTCCACAACAGCATTAAAGGCAATAGCCAAGGTAGTACCAAGGTTAGCACCTAGCTGTTTAAAGATACCTGCATCTTTTAGGATGTTAGCTAAGTCGGTAGCTAGACCTGCAAACAGCACTGCAATAGCAGCTGGTCCGATTTTACCAAATGTCTTCTTAAACAATTCAGGAGACAGGAACCTAGTAACACCAGCTACAAGCGCTGCACCAAACGATGCAGAGACAACTGGAGATAGCTGTGACAGGCCGTCCATGGCTGATTTTAACCCAGAGGTTGCGCTTTCTTTAAACCCAGAAGCAAAGCCCGAAAGGGAATCTTTAAGACTTGCGAATTTAATCTTAACATTAGAAATTGTTAGTTCTTGTCCAAACGCAGAAGCGCCCTCTTTAAAACTTTCAAAAACCCCTTTAAACTTTTGTTTAATGGTGTCTCCGAATCCACTCACTGCATTTGAAGCCTTGCCTAACCACTTTTCGGCTAGGAAGTATGTCTGCTCCATAGTATCAGTCCACCAAGAGTTTTGAATAACTTCGTTATAAACCCAGTAGAACTTTCTTTCAATGAGGTTTAGGAAAGTTTTAACGCTATTCCAAGCCTGTGAGAGATACTTCTTTGCAAAATCAGCAGTAGTCTTAAACATACGAGACGCCGTGGCCTCTACCTGTCGTTGTACTTTAAGTAGTTTTAGATAGTTGATGTAGTCTTTAACAAGGCCCTTACCACCTCTAAAATCAGCATACTTGATGAGAGAGAAACGGATGGCGCGGCTGTATAGGTCTTTGAAGTTATCAGAAGCAATCTTAGAGAATTTTGCAACAGACTTGAGTGCATCTGCTTTGTAGCTTCCGATCGTAATAAAAGTCTTTTCGAAAAACTTCGCAACAACGTCTAGGGCGCTCTTGACGATTGAAGCGTCTAGTCTAATTGCGGTAAAGAAACCAATAATATTTGCTAGGCCCTTTTCGGCAATGCTGAAGGATTGGCTGTCGAACAAGTTTAATTTTGTTCCTTCAAAACTTGTTAGCTCTTTAATATAGTCGATAACCTGTGCAACAACACTGATTATACCTGTAGCAATGGTCTTGATTCCTGAGAACAAAGAACCAACTGCTTTAAAAGAATCCACAACACCTGAGACAATTGCCTCACGGTTGGCTTCTAGAGAGTCAGAGATTTGGTTGAAACGGTCAGTAAATGCAGCGGTAACACCTAAACCTTTAGATATCTCAGCAACAACCCGACTAATCTGATCTGTCATAACACCGAAGGCTTGTTCCGATGTACCTTGCATAGTTTTAAACTCAGCATCAAGCGCTTCAGCCTGATTGATAAGGGCGTTGAAGACTAGCTCAGTAGTCAGCTTTCCTTCTTGAGCAATAGCCCTTATTGCACCCAAAGGCACTTCCATTTCGTCGGCAATAGCTTGTGCTAAACGCGGTGCAGCTTCAAGCACGGAATTTAATTCCTCGCCACGAAGTTGCCCAGCCGCAAGACCTTGGCCTAACTGAACTAAAGCGCCTCTTGCACTTTCAGCACTACTACCAGAGATAGCAACTGCCTTGTTAACAGAGGTAACGGCTTTAAGTAGGTCTTCAGAGGATTTACCTGTACCTTTTAGAGCAATACCAAAACGGTTAAATGTATCTGCTGATCCCTCAATATCACCGCGAGTTTTCTTAGAAATCTGAAACAAACGGTTCATAGTACCGTCTAGTTCTTTACCGCGACCCGTAACGAGGGCAATACGGTTTTCTAGGTTTGTAAGTGAGTCAGCTGCTTTGTTAATACCCTTAACAGCAACACCACCACTAAATGCCGCGCCAATACCTATTGCAAGGTTTCTGAAAGCCTTACCAGCAGCGGCTGTTCGGAGCTCAATATTTTTTACTGAGTTCTCTAGTTTATTTAAATCATTTCTTGCTTGTCTCGAATTAGAGCGTACTCTAATCTCTACACCACTCATGGCATTCTCCTTTGTTTTATGAAAAAAAGCCCCTAATAATTACGCCTCTATAAGAGGAATAACCATCAGGGGCTAATTAAATATATCAAGGTTTTAACACTCCAACTTTCACTAAGACTTGCTCAATAAAATAGGCTGGGGCTTGTTTACTATGGCCTCTATTCAGTTGCTCAATGTGTTCTACCTTATTCACAATAGAACCGTCTAAGTAACCGTCGAAGCCTCGATATGTATTGTTCTCCCAGCCAGCACGAGCTTCGCCTGTGTCAACTGGTGTAACAACTTTAAGAGTCTGTGTTGCAAACTCAACTTTGGTTTTGATGTCTTGATTAGCTAAGCGTTCAACTTCACGTTCAACCCTTGCCATCTCTCTTTTAAAATTAACAACTTCTAATGAAATCTTTGAAGGCATTGTTAATCCTTTCTTAACATTTCCCAACCAGAGTCATCTCCGCCTTTAGCTCTTTGCATCATCTGTAGGAACCTCCCAGAAGGTAGTGCATTGCCTTTAGCTTTTTGCGCCTCAACTCTATCGTTAATTACTTGTAAGGAACCGAACATCTCGTGTCCCTTTTGTTTTACGCCTTGTGCGTTCATTAGCATAGCCGCTCTGTGGTCTTCCCGCCAACCAACAGGTCTCCTTGAGAAGAACTCTATCCATTTAAGAAGCTCCGTGTGAGGCATCTCGTGTTCTAGCTGATAAACAGGAATACCTAGAGTATAGGCTAGCTCATAAATAGACTCTTCAGCGGGGGTTAGTTTCCCGCAGATGCGTCCCCTAGACCTGAGAAGGATAGGATATCATTCGACAGGTCACTCAACTCTCCAATAGGAAAGGTGTTAAAATCTTTATCGGAAATTTCATCAGCACCGATTACTGCAAGACGAATAACGTCGCGCAAGAGGCCAATCTGAGCATCTTCTGCTTTAGATTTGCTTGACTTCTTGACCAGTTCCTGAACTTGCATAACTTCAGATACTGACATTTTACGAACTTCTACTTCGTCGCCCATGAACGGGACTTTTTTCGTAATAATTTTACCAACGAGATGTTTCATTGTTTAACTTCCTTAATTTGATTAATCTAACTTATCTTTTTCTGAGAACAATTCTTTATTGTTAACTTGAAAATCGTCTAGCATCTTGCGGACAGTGTGGAGAACGGAAAGGGTTTCCATAATCTCACGGCCCACTGCTGACTCATTGTCAAAGTCTTGGAATCGTTCAAATGATTTGCGAATACTAATATCTACGCTTCTACGCATATGACGGAGGGTCGTACGCATAACAAACGATTTACTAAATGGTTTGTCCATAATGCTTCCTTGTGGCGGAGACCACCCGAAGGTGGCCCCCTAAGTAGCTTACAGTGTTGCTGGACCGAAGAAATCGGACTGAGCAGACAAAGTAACAGTTGCAGTAGTTGCATCTGTCAAAGCTGGGTTTACAAGGATAGCCTCAATCTTACCCAAGAAGTAGAACTCTGTGTTCTCTGGGGTAACTGCTGCGGCAGAGCCTTCAGCTGCAGTAACTGCGGAAGCAGCCATCATGAAGCGGAATGCGCACTTTGTACCAATGAGGGTGTGGAAAGGTTCCATCTCAGAAGCAACGTAGTTGACTGTGACTTCAAGGCTAGGCGCGTCAGATTGACCCTGAACCTGAGAAGAAGACTTTTGACCGTAAACAGGGACGTTAACGATGTTTGCAGGTGTACCTACGGATGGGAATTCACGTACAGACGGCATACGAACGTGCGTAGCGTCTGGTGTACCCGGTGTTGTGCCTACGAACAGTGCAGCAGCTTCAGCGGCTGTGTTTGTAGCATCAGGGATGGTGCCCGTGAAGATGTCGAGGAAGGTAAAAATACCCGCGTTAAGTGAAGATAGATGTGACATGTGGTTATTCTCCGTAATGTGTAAATGGAATTATGTAAGATGCACTGTATAGTGCGTTGTTTTGAGGGTCTAAACCCTCTACAGTTAAGTAGGAAGTTCCAAGCTTTGTGCCGTTTGTTAGTGCTTTGTTTTCTAAGAGGACGTCAAGAAGATTGGCAATAGCCATAACCCTGCCTTGACCTTCGCCAGCTTTTGTAAACATTTTAACCGCAATCAAACCTTCGACTCTTTTCTCCACACCGTAGGCGTTGAGAGAGGAATTGCCAGGCATAACCTTAACTAAGACGTACTCATCCTTTTTATCACCTAAATAGTTATCAGGGATAGTTTGGATGTTGTTGGCAGTCCAAGTGGCGGATGCAAAAGTAGTTTCAACATCTCTAAGTATTAAATTATACATTACACTTCACCCTTCGTTAATGACAATGTAATAACAAAGCCATCATCTGTGTGATCAGTGATATTGTAAACCTTAGTACCAACCGTTAAAGTGTCGTATCCATCAACAGAAATCCCAGACTTCATAATAGCAGTGCTACTAAAAGCACCGTCAGAAGGCTTGGTTGTTGATTGTATAAAAACCTTAACAGTCTCAGAGGAGGTAGTCCCTACAGTCGCGCCAGTGGCGAAATCGTAGGAACCTACCGTCTTATTAGAGATTGTCCCTGAAACAGCTAAGTCACCAATTGCTGCGAAAGCTTTATCCACAGCTGCAATTAGTTTAGCTTTAAGTGACATTAGTTAGCCCTCCACCAGCTTGCACTTTGACCAGCCGAACCCCTGCGAACAAGAGGGCGGATGGACTTTAGAGCAGTAGCTGGTTTCATAGGGATTCGAGTAGTGTCACCGTTGCTATCTGAAATGCTAATTGAGCCTACCGAGATAGATTCAAAAGTTTGAGACTGTCCCATCAGGACATCCTCGTTATCTATCAGATGTAAGGCTTGTTCATAAACAGCAGTTTTAACACGGCTTGGGGTCTCGGTTTTTGCTATAGTTACTTGAAGACCAAGGCGGTCGTCATTGTATATAGCGTTATTGCGAGGCCAAGCCAAAGCTTGAGAGGAACTAACAGCAGAACCAATCCAAGCACTATCATCAATTAGCAAAGTGGCTGTGACAAGTGCTTGTTCTTTGATTTCGTCTGAAGTGGCAACCCAGTTGGCACTATCGATACGAGTCTCAAAGTATGTATCAGCATCTGCTATCGAAACGTAGCTGTTTGTATTGAGTACAAGTGCCATTAGTTCACTCTCCTATTTAGATTAAGCGTGGAAGATAGGCAGGATGCCCAAGTTCAATGCGTCCATTTTACGTGCGTAAGAAGCAGCAGCTACAAAAGATGCGTTAGTCGCAAAGGCAGTAGTTGCGCCGTCCCAGTCGTAGCCCATTGGGTGCATTGCATAGCCCCAACGATACCATACATTAGTAGAACCACCACCAGCATAGGAAGCCGCTGCGCGGTCAACTTCAACGGGAGTTGGGACTGGCATTGCTGCAGAAGCAATGGAGCCCGGCTTGATGATGAAGGTTGTCTTTGTGGACTGAGCGTTAACTTCAGCTTCACCAGACAGGTTGCCTTGGTTTGCACGAGTCATAATCAAACGGAACTTACCGCCGAAGATGGTTGTGAATTCGATGTTGCCTTCGGTGACAGTAGTTTCGTCAACCAAGTTAGCAGCACGCATTTCGGCCATTACTTCTGGAGCAGTTACCATGTACATGAAATCTGGCTCGTCGTCTTTGAAAGCAGCGCCGATGGAACGGAACAAACGCTCACCACGGGCAGCGCCCATGCCGGAAGCGTCGAACAATTTACGGGCATCGCCAGCACCAGTTGCAGCTGCGCCGTGAAGACCAAGAGCGTTAATGTCACAGAACATGCCAACGCCAGCAGCGTCTCCGTCTGTGTCGAAACCGACGATACCGCTAGTGGTTCCCAAAGTAACCTCGTGAGCAGCAACACCTTTGATTACGCTCAGTAGAGCATCATGCTCGTCTTGTGCACGGACTTCAGAGAAATCACGAGCGATTTTAGCCAGACCGTCTTGCTTGGAGACAACTTCTTGCATGTTAACTTGTTCTGCACCGAAAGTACGAACAGTCTTAACGTAGTCAGCAACGTCTGTAGAAATGCTGGTGTATGTACCAGCAGTAGCTGTGTTCAAAGACGCAACGTTTACTGTGGCGGAGAGTGGCTTGTACCAGCGGAACTGACCGATGAAAGATTCACCTGAGAGGTCGATGCGCTGGTCGGAAGCTACGATGCCTGTGCCGTTAAGCTTTTTGGCTTTTGTGTAAGCTTCGTCTGAGTAAGCAGAGATTGCAAGCGCAATGTTCTGGAAGTCTGTGTTTGTAATAGCCATTGTGTAATTCCTTTAGAATTATATAATAATATAGTATAGGGTTAGTTATACGTTAAAGTTACCCAGCTTGCCTTTAGAAGCAAGAGCTAGAATTTCGGTAGTAGACATTTCGCTGATAGACTTTGAAACATCTGTCGAAGGCGCTCCAGCTGGATTGCCTGTACCTGCTCCTGAGTTAGACTTAACTCGGAATAGGAATGAGTTATCTTCGGACTTAGCATAAGCTTCGACGTAGTCACGAATATTTGAACCTGTAGAGTGCACCCACGCGCCCTCCTCGTTTTGAACCAATTGGTCAACGATTTCTCTGCGAGCCATGTCGCGAGACTTTTCGCTGCGGAATTCCATGCCAGCAAGTGCATCATTCAATACACCGTCGCGCTTAAGCTTGGTTGTCTCAGTTGCGTAGACATCTAGTTTAGCACGGGCTTCGGCAAGTTCCATTTCAAGAGCTTCTTGGACTTTGCCCTCTTCTTTCATTCGAGCGATAGTTGCTTCCTTTGTGGTAGCCTCCATCTCTGCTTTAAGTTTGAGAGCTTCGTCACGCTCACTGACCATGCGGTCCATGTTAGCTTTCATCTTAGCCAAGCGTTCTTCAACGATTGCTTCGACGTCATCTACAGGGGCCCCCGGAGCAGCTGGTGTTTCTAGTGTTTCTTCTTCTTCAACAACAGGTTCTACTGGTGTTTTTACTTCTTCGATAATGTTATCGCTCATGTTATTTCCTTTCAAGCACAGCTTGGGTTTATTTATGTTTATGATGAGTCACAGACTCGTTTTGTTTAGTAGTAAGACCATAGCTATTACAAATATTTATGGGCCAATACCGTACCAGTCATTACCGGGACGGAAGTTTTCTAGCAGTTCCTGCGGAGTAATCTTGTTAACAGGGTCGATTAAACCGTCAGCATAAGCTCTCTTTAAGTATTTATTGTATGTCACCCTTGACATGCCAGACTTTCGCATTGCTTTGAGAGTCTTGTGTATCGTACCTTCTTCGAGCGCATCTGCATAGATTTGCCGAAGGGCAGATTTTGCGTTTACCGCCTCACCTAAGTTTGTAAAGAACGCATCGTGGATAGTTCCAGTGTCTACGTTATTCTTACGGCCCCATAGGTGAAATTTTCTGACTAACACAGCATCATTACTGTGGTTGCCATTAACACCAAGCCCAATCGCAGCGTCTTGGATTGACTGTGGGGATAGCAGATTGCCATCTACACTAGGTGCTTCGTATATGTTAAAGACCCTCTCGCCCGTTACAGGGTCGGTGAAGTCAATTCGTGTTTGTTCTTTTACTCGGTAACGTTGCATCATAGTTTTTCCATCGAAAGTCACCCAAGGGATGTCTACCGAACCAGACTCTGCTACAAAATCTTTAGCAATGTCTTTCCAGAACTTAATGAACTTACCCGTAACAGGAACTTCTTCTTCGAGTTTACGAGACATAATCTTGGATATCTTCTCGAACAGACGGGTGCCAATTAATTCACCAGTCTCATCGTTTAGCTTAGCCAAGAAAGTATGCATCTCTTCCGAATTCTTAATACCATCTCTGAACTCTGAACGAGCAGTTTCGTAGAGGGAATCTTTGATAGTCCTACCTTCTTTAGAAGCAAGAACCACATTCTTTTTGATATCACGCAATTCATCAATGCGAGACCAATTCTTTCTATCCATTTCGAAGCTAATCTTAGCATCAATGGCTTTCTTAAACTTATCCACTTCCTTAGAGGAAACTGTAACTTTGCCCTTCTTTGCTAGAACTTTAGCAAATTGGTTAGCAACGTTAGCTGCCTTAGTAGCATCACCTGCACCATAGAACGCAACCATGTTCTGATTCTTAGCAGCCTTCATCAAGTCAGTCCAGTCAAGGTCTAACCCTTCTAACTCAGGTATAGCTAGGAACTCAGCGTCATCAACTGTACGTTTAGCAATTTCATCGTAGAGACGTTGTTTCTTAGGTGTTTGTAAAACGTTAGACAACTCAGCCGAAGCTCTGTCACCAGTAGACAAAGAAATAACTTGAGCACCAGAAGAACTAGCGTCATTCTCAATCATCATCTTAGTACGGAATTGACTTAACCTTTGCAACTGTTCAGGGCTGTATTTAGCCTTGTTAGTTGGGATATTGCCACCCATATGGTTGTGAAGACGTGTATACTCTAGAGCTAGTCTAGCAAGCTTACCAACTTCAACATCTTCTGTTGCAGCAACAAGGGGGTTAGATAGGAACTCTTTGATACGCCTGTCGGGTTGAGTCTTGCTCATCATAAGCTCACCAATTTCAAGAAGGTTCTTCTCTTGGTCTTTGAAAGACTTAAGACGGCCTTTGACAGTCAGGGTGTTTAATGGGCTACCAACTAAGGAGCCAATCTGTGTTTGTAGCTCTTCTACGGCATCAGGGTTGACAGCAACCGACCTAGCTGTATTCAGGAAGGGTCTAATAGCTTCACCCTTGGTAGGGGTAAGCAAACCACGGTGGTAAACACGTCCACGGAAATCTACGGAGGCATCAACAGAGAAAGCTTCATTACGCTTACGATAGAACTTAGCAACAGCCATAGTACCGCGAGAGTCATTACCACGAGACATGAATAGCTTCTTCATCTCGTTTACTTCATCCCACTTAGCAGCTTCACCACGTTTATCGTTGAAGTAAATAAGTCTTTCAGCAAAGTCAAAGAACTCATTGTCAACTTCGTACTTAACAGAGTTGGCGTGGTTAAGCATGTTAGCCATGTCACGGTCAATCTGGCCAGCGTCGTAGTCGGCAAAAACCTTTTCAGAAACCACTGGCATACCTGTCTTACGGTTACGTGCATCATAGTATTCTTTACTACCTGCGCGGGCGTAGACTTTATCACGGTCGTTGGAATAGCCAAAACGACGTGCTGTACGGGCTTTCTCAGAGGCAATCTGAAGCTGTCTCATTGGACCATTAACAATACCAATCTGACGAGTAACACTAACACCCCTTAACGCAGCATCACTGACAGGTCTACCTGTAGTAAGGTCTGTGGGAGAGGAAGTGCCGATATCACGAATAGTGGTTGTGCGAATCATGCCTTGCTTTTCAAGCGAGTCAATAATCTTACTACCATCTTTGTGGAACTCTTTAAGTGTCTTAGCTCTGAAAGGATTAAGCGTACCTAGTTCATTATCAAAGATTTGACCTATCTTAATAGCCAGCATGTCGTAGTCAGCACCATCAGCAGTAGCAATCGATTGCATAGCCTTAGAAGTAGCCTTCTGTACTTTATCTTTTAATTGCTTCTCAGCAGACTTTCGTTGCAGAGCAAACAAAAACTCTCTATCAAGAAACTCCCGTGAAACACCTCTTACTTTAGCAACTTGTTGCTGGTACCAAGAAGGCTTTGGTGGTTTAGTTTCGAATAGCTTAGTGAGCTTGCGCTTAATCTCAACACCCGGAATCCTATCGATAAGGCTCTCCCGAAACTGTTTAACAGAGGGGTAGCGCTTAATAATAGGCTGAGTATAAGAAGCCAAAGGGGACTTGCCGTTGAAGTAAGCTTTCTTAGCCAACTTAGCACCGTGAGTGCCTTGCCAAGTTTCAATATAACGGTTATCAGCACGTTGGTCATCAATGATTTGACTCATAGTATAACGCTTGTTCTGTATAAACACTTCAGGGTCATCTGCAAGTTTAGCTGTAAGATTGCCAAACAGTTTACCACGGTCAGCTGAACGGTTAAACATCAGAGTACCCAAGTCCTGAACAGAGTTCAAAGTAAACTTACGGAATACTGAAGTAGGCTTGCCCCACGGTTCGCCCGAAGTATTGGCACGAACAAAGGTTTGGCGAAGCACGTCAGTAACGACGGAGCGCTGGTTAATAGAGAGGCTGCGGTCTAAGTCTTTTACAAACTTTTGAATGTAGTCTTTCTGAACATCAGTTAACACTTCGTTACTAGCTACCCTTGCCAAACGTTCTGTAAGAATTCCCGGCTCTTGTATCTGTAGATGTCTACCTGCACCACTAACATAATCAGCACCATCTGCATTAAAGACAGCGCCCTCACGGTTACTCTTGAATGACCTCCGGCTACCTTGCTTCTGTGACAAGGAGTTTCCTTTGTAGTCTGTCAGAGCGAGAGCTTGGGAGTTCTCCATAGCATCATTTTTAAAGTGAGCCTTCAGGGTTGAAGTGTTAGCTTTAGACTTTATTAACTCATCAGGAGTTGAGAAGTTTAGAGTGATGTTACTTTCATTCGTAGCAGTAGGCCGTTTGACTGTAATGTTTGCACGTCGCATTAAACCACGGATAGACAAAGCCTTACCGATGGGGGATATAAACTCTTTAGCGTTTAACTTGCCTTGTTGGAATAGACCAGCCTGACGTTCTCCGCCAAGCATCTTAATCTGTACGTTTGTACTTTGACGACGCAACCACTCAGAGTAAGTTTTAATCTTAGAAGGTGTACCTGTCAACTCAGTTGAACGAATACCTTTAAGGTTACGTTGCTTCATGTTCTTTGATTCAACACCCTGTAAGTCTTCTTTACTCTTGATAACAGGCACCATCGTAGAACGACAGTTCCAGTGAAGAGGGGGTTGATAACGCTTGTCATCTACACCGTAGACCTTACCATTATGGAAAGAGCAAATAGGGCTAGTACGACCATCTAGGATAGCAGTAAACATATAGCCTACAAGAACTTCTTCGTTAGCCTTCATGACATGATTAAGAGCATCGGCTTGTGTTGTTGTAATAGATGTGCGTGTAAGTGTCTTAGCTTGATGTTCTGTTATCTTAGTTGTCTTCATAACATCTTTAATAATATCATCGTTAGGCAAGCCCTTGGCTAAACCACCACGTACTTTTGTTTGAATACGGACTAGCTCACCAGAGCCAATATTCCTCATATTGCCCCTTAGCGTCCGAGAACCTTTAATCTGTGGTCCTGTTATTTCTGCCAATAACTCTTTAGTCTTTGGCTTTTGTGTCCTGTAGAACTGCTTGATTTCTGCATCAAGGTTGTTCTTGTGAAAGACCTTTTGTGAGTTGGAGAACTCTAACAAGCTCTTATTGTTGTGAGCTTGGAGTTCCTTTGTAAAGCGAGTTACTTCTGGCTTCACATCCGCTCGTATGTTTCCTTTCAAAAGGTCTCTTAAATTAAATCGATGCTGTTTAATGATTGTGCGGTTTCCCTTTTGCACACCATTCTCATATAAACGGACGTCGCCAGCATGGTCAACAATCCTGTCAAAAATCTTTTCGTTAATAGACATGGTTCTTCTCCATTACTGTAATTCGTGGATGTAAGTGGTACCCCCACCCGGACTCAACCGCGTTGATTACAAATCAATTGCTCTACCTGCGGAGCTATGGGGGCTTCGAGACCCCCGATAAAGGGAGCCTCTGTATTTGGTGCTAATTAGAGAATTGAACTCTTCTTCTCTATGGCATGACGCCTGTGATGCCTTTGAGACCGCGAACCTGCGTTAGCTTACTCTTCTTCTAGTTGAAGCTCATCAGCCGCTAACTCCGGGTTAGCTACTAGAGGGTCAGTCTGAATAGCTTGAACTGCCTCTTCGTCATCATAGTCAGCGGGAAGGAAGTCGTTGAACTTCGCAATGCTGACAAACGTATCACGAGAAATAATGCCACCTTGGTACCATTCAGATACAAGGCGCATAGAGCCTTCACCGCCAACAGTGGCAGCAAAATCAGAAGAAAGTTGGAATTCAATGTCGTTACCTGTGTAATCGGTATCGTACTTCCAGTTAATCATAAAGGCCAGAATCTCTTGCATAGTACCAGAAATCTTAGCGTTAAGCGTACCGAGTTGAGCAGTCTGAGAAGCGTTACGAATCTCTAGAGCAACACCTGAAGCGGCTTGTTCTGGAGACAACATGCGGATACCCATCTTGGCCATTTCGCCAACTGTAGCTTCAATAGCACGGTCCATGTCACCCAAAGCACCTGTTGGTGTTTCGAGTACAGTGATAGACTCATCCTTACGAACGCGAAGCCAAGTACCGAGACCAGCACCAACGAGTTCTTCAAACTCTTCGTCAGTCATATCAGACTGTACCACTGGTGTGTAGGTCGCTGCACCGTATAGTAGGTGGTTACGACGGGATACTTTGTTGTAGAGGGCTACTTCTCTGTCAATCAGAGGCATAAGTACTGGTTCAATAGGTTCAATCTGGCCATTCAGAGGCCAAGCGGGGATACGGGTTATACGCTGACCAAACTTCATTGGCATGACAGTATCATACTTCTGGAAACCACCATCAGCAGAATCTTCGTAGCTTTGTTGAATAACTCCGTTAAGCGCTTCTACTTCATGAGAACCATGAGCCTTCTTGTAGTAATCAAGAACCAAAAAACCTTGTTCATCAAGGTAGTGGTCACAAACAGTATCTACATAGTTAGGGTGCCAAGGGTTTTCCGCAGTGAATTCTTCGGTGATATACCGAGTAGTCCAACGGCTAAGAGTCTTAGCGCGAGTAACTGGGTGTGTCTTTGTCTGAACGTTAATGACATTCTCAGCCTTAATAAGAACAGGGTAAGGTGAAATCATATCGCGTTCTTCAGGAAACATGCTTTCTAGCTCATTATCAGAGACAGAAGGACGGTCAACATAGACCCAAGCACGGGATGTTTGTAGTTCTTCCCAGATAGCTGAGTCTAAGAAGTTGAACATAGAAGCACCATCTAGTGTAATGTCTTTTGTAATCCAATTATAAGCATCAACAGACTCAAGTTCATCGGGTAAAGTTAGTTGTGATGGTTTACGAAGCAAGGCACTAATCAACACACGAGCATACTGAGTTGTTAGACCCGGTAGTTCTGCTTCTGACTTATAGAAGTCATACTGTGTTTGTGTCATACTTGGAGAGAAAGGAAGAAGGAGATTGGAATAATCACGTTCTACATACTCATCATGGGCTTTAGCGTGAGCTTCGCCTTGTAGTACTGCACGGGCCTTCTTCCACAAGGGCTTCATAGACATATAAGAAGCACTGGGGGTTTCCACTCCCGTCTTATTCGTATTAGCTGCTGTCTTTACTAGAGCCATATTACTACCTCATTAATTAAGTTAATCAGGCATTATGCCTCATGTTGTTGTTGTATAGTTATTATATTAAAAGATACCCAATAACAAAGGTATCCTTAAATATAATTATAGATATATTGGGGAGGGGTCCGGGGTCATAAGGGTCAAGTATTTTTTGTCCTTAAAAACAAAGGCGACCTACCGGGTAATTCCCAGCAGGTCGTCTCCTAGAGGACTGTCAAACTTGAGAGTTTGTCCTCCTATATCATAAGGGTCAAGTATTTATTCTTTTGGAATCTCGAAGTGAGGTCCGTCAACAAATGGTTGTTTACCTTGTGATTTTCTCAATGAAACATGGGCTTCGTGAGCTTCTGTTCCTGTGTAATCATTTAAGCTGTGAGTCCAAGCCGCGCCCCAACGAATTGGAACGTCTAGCTCTTTACACGCCTTTGCGAAAGCATCCGCAATGATGATGTACTGGTCTAGATCCCAAGTGATGTTTGCGCCTTTATAAGCGACTACATCTACAGCCATACCGTCTTGGTGACGAGAATGCTTGACTTGGGACTTACCTTGCGCACGTAGTTGGTTTTGCTCGTGTTGTGTCCGGAGACCACAAGTAACACCAAAGTCTACAGGAGATAGTTCAAGCGCACGACGAGTAACTTTTTCAAGATCCTTGTCAATACCTACCATCTTCATCTCTGAACGATTACCAAACTTCCAACCGTAGGTTTTTGGCTTGTCAGCACCTTTCATATACTTAGGTACCTCGCTTTTCTGACCAAACATAGATGTCATCTTATCTTGTAATTTAGTAAATTTCATTATTTATTCCCTCCGTTACTAGACCAAGTATCAACCATCTTTTCGCCAGAGCGACCTACAACATAACCACCAACACCGATGGTCAATAGCTGCCAAAGTTCTTGTGGGAGGTCTAGAGTAATCATTTCGGGGTAGAAGATGCGTACAATAGGGAATAGTAAATAGTTGCAAGCAATAATAAGAACAACAACCATCATAAGCAAGGGCCGCCAAGCGGAGGTTAGCCAGTTAGATGATTGTGATTCTGCTAGAACAATTTTACCGCGCATAGCTTCGAGGCCATCGCTGTGTTCTAGAAGTGCTAGTTTAATTTCCTTTTCGATGTCGCCAGCTTTGTCGCTGTCGGGGACAAGACGCTTAATCAAGTCCCCGATAACGGGAGCCAACAGCGGTATAAGCTGTAGCATTTATTTCTCCAATAATTTACGGAGTTCATCTATTTGAGTTTGCTGTTCTTTGACAGCCTCAATAAGAACTCCAACTAAGTTTCCGTAAGATACTGACTTGTATCCATCGTTATTTGTGTGAACCACTTCAGGAACTACCGCTTCTACTTCTTGAGCAATAACGCCTACTTTGTGCCTACCAAACATGTCATAAGACACGCCACGCAATGACTTAACAGTTTCTAAAGGGTTCTCCAGAGTCTTGATGTTGTCCTTCAACCGTTCATCAGACGTCGAGTTAACGTCTACGGCGGTTAGCAAGTCAACCCCAAGGTCTACAGAGCCTACTTTAAGTGTAAACAAAGACCGCCAGCCATTCCTGTAAATCTTCAATACAGGGTCGGTTGCACTTGTGTCCAGCCAAAACTTACCAGTCAGCACTTCGTTTGTTGGGGCATTTGCACCTGAATGGCAAGTGTCTAGAGCGCCCAACGCGTCATTTAAGTCAGAGGTGTATGCATTACCTGTTTGGGCTGCACTAATGTTTATTGATGTTGTTGACATAATATTTCCTTATTGTCCTATTGCCTGAAAGTCGATTGTTCTAGCGACTCTTATAGATGTGTTAGCGGTATAAACAGAGTAAGTAAAGCTAGCTTTATCCCTAGCAGTAATGTGGGTAAAGTCACCTACAGAACCGCCAATTACATTCATAGCAATTGTAGGGGCGTCTGTTCCACCGGGACCACCGTAGAAGGCAGTAGGGAAGGTTACTGTTGTATCAGCAGAAGAACTGCTTGTTGATGTGCCATACTTGATAATATCCTTTTTATCGATAAGGATGCTTAACTCAGTTACAGTAATAGCGGTGTTAGTATCAAGACCTGTACCAATAAACTTAAACCTTAACGCACGGGCCTCTACACTACTAATAGTAAGAAGCTCATAAGGAGAGTACGTAGGGGTTCCTGCAGGGTCGTCCGTTGTATAGGACATTAAGATACGCAAGTTAGCATTCTTAACAGGTCCAGCAAAGCTAGGCAATGCGCTGACAAGGACATAGTCTTCTACTAAAACACCATTGTTAGTAACAGAAGCAACAATGTTAGGTACAACCCTTGCAGTAACAGTTTCACCTAAGTCAACGTAACTATTAAAATCATAGATCATTTCAGAGACTGCGACGTCCATAGTCAGGTCACCACCTACAACAGAACAATTAGTCTTAGTCCCTAAGAACCCTGCCGCAGCCTCGTCCAAAGTTTCAATTTGGTTAAAGGTTAGGTCTTCAAAAGTACTAGTAAAGCTGTCTGCGCTAACCGAGTAGTTCCCAACCGAGTCCTTAAGCTTGATAAAGAAAGTACCTTTGAGAGTAGGTACTGTTTTGTTATTAGTATTACCTGACAAGGAGTCAACCAAAACAGAAGCAGTATCCCAAGAAGCCACCGCATCAATAGCGGTGTGGAAACGTATCTCACAAGTACCGCCATACAGAACATCTAAGTCTGTGGGTAAATCCCAAGACAAGTTAATCTGACCTTCGTTAATGTTGCCTGTAAACCCCGCAGGGTTATTAGGAACAGCAGATAAACCAACAATAGCGTGTTGTACAACAAGAGGTGTTCCTGCAAAGTCGTAAGCACTAAAGGGTGTAACCCTAAAGTCATAGTTACCGGGGCTTAAGTCAAGGACGTTTGCATAGTCAGAGGTCATGGTGTCAAAGGTTGTATAGGTACTTTCCGACTGTAGCTTATACTCAACCAGCGTGTAGTAGCTGATAATACCAGTGTTGTCCGGAGACCATACTAGAATAGCTTTTGATTTAGCACCAGCTGCCCTGTTTGTTACATAGATCTCTTCTGTGATAGAAAGAGACTCCATCGTATTGGGTGCTTTGTTAATTGTTTGATTTAACAAAAACACCTCGGAAACCTTTTCACCCAACGGGGTGACTGCACTAACTCTAAAGTCATATACACTATTAGTCTCGATACCTTCAAGCTTTTGGAAGCTACCAAACTTATTTAGATTGGTTGACAAAGAAATGTACGCAGTATCTGAGCTGACCTTATAGGCGACCTTATAGATGTAGTTACCGTTACCGGGGTCATCATCGTAATCCCAAGAAAGAGAACCTAAGTCAAAGGCATCTAATCCTGTAATTGATAACGCAAAGTTTTCGATAGGGTTCACTACATCCGGTGATACGAACGTAGAGCTATAAGCTTCATCATTTGCAGTGTTCCAAGCAAGGACTGTGTGTTCAAAATAAAAAGCTTCAACAGCTATAGATAAGTCAGGGTTAATTTTTATACTTTCAACACGGTATACACCCTCTGCTATGTCGAGAGCTGCCGAAGAGAATATGAAATAGTCTCCCGGTTCCATCAACAAAGCTTTACGACTAAACGTTACAGATAAGCTGTGGATGCTTCGACTACCCCTTACCATCTCTTCAGCCTTGGCTTGTGCGTGGTAGGGGTCAGTAATGCCGATAGGTTGTATAGTGCTTCTCAACTCTTCATAGTTATCTTCCGTAAGATAAACCTGATAAGGGCTTGTCGCGTCAGTAGAAAACGGTGGCCATGTCACGGAGTCGTCTTTAAAGTCCTCGAACGCGTTAGGAAAGGTAACTGTAATTTGATTAAACCTGTCCTGTGCATTGGGCCACTTCAGAGATACTTCATCCATAATGACTTCGTCATCTGTAAACACATGTCGAGCGTCTACTTGACCATTAGCAACTGTGGGCTGTTCTGTTGGGTAGGACACGTTAAGCTTGTACTGCCCGCCCGTCCACAATAGTGTAGCTTGGCCCATTGACTCAAGAATCTGATTAATGTTATCTCTAATCGGATTTGTTGTATCAACGATGTGGTTAATTTCATAACGTTTGATATCAGATAGGTTATTGGGGTTTACCACCCCAGGAGTTGTGGCATTTGTCATAACAACTTCATCACAGATTAACTTAGAATTATAGAAGGACTCTAAATCAACCTGAGTGAGGTTAAGACCACGCCCATACTTGTCATTAATAAGGTAGTCTAACAGCACCCTAGCAGGGTTGTTGCTGTAAGCCTTAGTGGCGGACAGAGAGTAAACCCCCGTGTCTAACTCTACGTCATAAATCTTTTGACCCTCTACAAAGAACTCTACTTTAGGAATTCCTTGGCTATACTGAGGTTCATCACGGTTAAGCTTAAATACACAAGTTGCTGAACAAGTATTCGTAAATAAATTAGTAGTATTGAAGCCGTTAACAGAAGCAAGAGGGGATACACCACCATTGCTAAAGGTATCGATGCGTAGGCCTGTTACAAAATCTTCGTGACCATATCGCTTACCATCAACACGAACATCAACAACCCTTGAGATTCCACTAAAGGACAAGGCGTTTTGTGTAAACAAGTACTCGTTCTTAGCACCACCTGCGCTGCCACTCAACCCTTGTGAAAAGGTGTGCGTACCGGAAGCGCCGTCTCGTCTAATTTTAAACTTGTAAACAGTGTCGCTAACTCTTGTTTCATCCCCAGCGTAGTAAGAAAAATTACCTACT